TCTCGGCGACGCTGTACTCGGGCTCCATGCTGACCGGGCCGAGATCCACGTCGCGGTACATGCCGCTCTTGACGCGGCGCTGGTAGTCCACGGCCGTAAGATACTGCACGTGCGTCTTGCGCTGCGCCGTGTAGAAGTTGGTCGCGGCAAACGGCAGGTACAGGTCGTCGATCGCGACGAACAGGAACTCAGGCCGGTTGCGGTCTTCCTTCCACGTCACCTTCATGTACTGCGCGCCGCCCAGCGGCACCTGCGTCAGGAGCTGTTCCAGCTCGGCGCGGAACTCGCTGGACTGGACGGTCAACTGCCAGTTCATGAACGTCGTCTTGCGCTTGGCCTTCTTGACCTTGTCGGCCGTCACCTCGCCGGGGATGAAGTCCTTGACCGGCCCCTGCGGCGGGAACAGTTCCTTGATGGCGCGGGCGGCGAAGTCCACGCAGGCCTCGGTCAGCATCGGGTGGACGACCTTGGTCGCGCCGTTGAACTGCGCGCCGCCGGGCGCGTCGTCGCCCAAACCGGTGCGGCGCAGGCCCTCCTCGTACTGCTCGTCGCGTTTCTTGCGCGCTTCCTTGTCTTTGCCGATCAGGTCGAGATACGACTGCGCCAGCGTCTGCAGCTCGCTCTCGGGCATCTCCTCGGCGAGGTTGGCGAGGAAGTCATCGGAGCGGGGCTCCATGTCGTCATCGTCATCCAGCCGGACGATGGCGCCGCCGTCGGGCGTGTCGATCACGTCCTCGTCGTCGGCCTCGCCCAGATCAACCATCTCGGTCTCGGGCAGATCATCAGCGTCTTCCATGCCCGCTCCTATGCAGCGTACGGATTCACAACCGGCTTGGGCGGAGGCCCAGACGGCTCATCTTTTTTAGCTTGTACAGCATCTAGAAGGCGTTTGTCCATCATCAGCCTAAGCGCCTGCGAAGTCGAGTCGACGTAGTCGTCGTGCTTGATGCTGCCGGGGCCCGTGTACGAGCACAGTTGGTGCAGCAGCGGATCGACCCAGTTGCGCGGCCGGCCGGGGTGTTTGCTGCTCTCGGGCAGCCACACCATCTTGCGTGCGAAGATCGGGCTCACGATGTGCAGGCGGGTCAGCTTGTCGGCTCGCCCCGGGTTGTAGGCGTAGGCCTCGATGCCCTCGCGCTCCAGCATTTGGCGCAGTGAGATGCCTGAGCCCTTGTCTTCGATCAGCAGGATGTCCGGCTTGCGCCCCGACGTCAACGGCTTGCTGCTGCCGAACAGGGGCTTAATCACGGCCGCGTCGTCATCGTCCCCGTATGAAACGCTCAACTCCCGACGCACCTTGCGGATCAGATCCGGCAGGCCGAGGTGCTCCTCCCAACAGTCCAACAACATCACGTTGTTGCGTTTCTCGTGGAAGAACACACCCCACACGCTGCACGCCGTCGGGTCGGGGTCGCCGCTGCGCTTGTCCATGGTCTTCTCGGTGAACGCCGTGTCGAGCGACATGACCACGAGGTCGAAGCGCGGCAGCGGCTTGTCGTGCGCCCACAGCCTGAACTGGCTGCGCTTGACAATTCCAGATTCCTCTGGATCCAAGAGCTCGCCGTGAAGCTCTTGACGGCCGAGCGTGGTTCCCTCGTAGACCGCCAACTGGTCGAAAAAACTTTCGGGCAGGTTCGCCTTGTTGTCGTACGTCGAGCCGGTGACGATCACGCGCCCCGGCTTCTTGGCCACGAGCTTGCGCACCAGATCCTTGGGCTTGGGCGTCGTCGTCCACAGCGCCTGCGGGTGCTGGCCGAGGCGCAGGCCCATCATCGCCATGTCCCACACGTCGTCGTACATCCACGCCGCCAGCTCATCCGCCCAAATGCGAGTATGCTGCGGGCCGCGCAGCCGCTCGGGCTTCTCAGCCGTGAAGCCGCGGATCGACGAGACACCGCCGGCCGCGTTGTACATCTCGATGACGAGGTCGGACTTGTTGTAGGCCTTGACCAGCTCGGGCGGGATGACGGACAGCAGGCCGGACTCGCCCTCGAAGCAGGTGAAGCGGACGTCCTGATAGGTGGGTGCTATAACCGCGCTGTCGAAGCCGGCGGCGTCGAGGTACGTGGCGGAGCCCAACCACTCGGCGCCGACCCGCGTCTTGCCGAAGCCGCGCCCTGCCAAGAACCCCATCTCGACGAAGCCGGTCGGCGCCACGAGCTTGGGGATCTGGTTGTAGCGCGCCGTGCTGGCCCACCGGTGCTGCCACTTGGCGAACGCCTGCTGTCGCTCATTGAGCGTCGGGATGATGTCGGTAGTGCTCACTGGCCTCTAGGATAGGGGGCCGTGGCGCTCAGGGCAAGGGGGCGACCCGAAGGCCGCCCCAATCGGTTACGGCAGGCACACCTCCCAGCGACCGTTGTCGCCGCCAAGCCTAGTGCCGGCTTCGACCCATCGAATGTCGCCGGGGCAGCAATACCCAAAGTCATAGCCGCGCGCCGCTTGTATCTTAGCGTCATGCTGCGCGACCTTAGATGCGACGTCGGCGTCTTCCCGCTTATCGTAATAGCGCCAAGAAACCTTGCATCCCGTTTCGCGCGCTTGCGCTTCGGGGTAGGTGGCGTAAGTGGTCACGGTAATCTCCCAGTTGGCGGGGCAGCGCCCCTGTTCGTGTCGAGACGGTAACCGCTGGCTTCCTTGTGGACTCTCTTTGAGAGCCGCTGCGTTGGCGAAGGCGTGCCCTCGTTGCCGCTATTCCCGGTCGCCGTGAGCCTTACCGCCTCGACACACAAAGCTATAGGGCCACCGGCCCATGCTGTCAACAGCCAATCGCAACCTTACCAATTTGTAATGCTCAGCTCTTGCCCCGGTTGGCGGCTTGCTGCAGCAGCGCATCGGTCAGCTCGCGCATGGCGTCGGGCGTGGCGCCCACCGCCTCCGTCTTAATCGTGCCGCCGTCGGCACCAGTCAGCGCCGTCGTGCTCTTGTCGCCGTACAGCTTCGGGTTCCACTTGGCGAGGAGCTTCAGGCGCGTGTCAACCTGCGCACGGCGCCACTGCACGTGGCCCGGGTCGACGCGGCCGTCAACGCGCGCCGGCTGTTCGTCGATCAGCGCAAGGGCCTGCTCGGCGATGGCGTCGGCTCCGACGTCTCGCGCACGCGCGTACGCGATGGCCAACTCGGGGTCGGCGTCTACCCAACGCCCCCACACAACCGGGTGCGGGAAGCGCTCCTCGCTGCGGCAGATCGCGGCCAGCGGCTCGCCGTTCGACAGGCGATGCAGTATCTCGTCGATGACCTCGGGCGTCTTCTTGCTCTGCTGGCTCATGCCCGCATCCTACCACACAGCCCTACGCGCCGCCAGCCCAGCGCGACGCGCCGATGACGCGCCCCTGCCACCCATCCGCCAAGGCGGCGCGCAGCTGCTCCTCCGGCGTCATGTTGCGCAGGGCGATGCCATGCTTGAACGCCGATCTGGCCAGCGCCGCCAGCAGATTACGCGACCCGCGCTCAGCCATGCGGCGGCGCTCGATCTCTGCGTTGCGAGTGTCCATCTCGCGGGGCTCCCGGGGCGCCTTGACCGCCGGCGCGCTAACGCCCTCGGGCTTCTTGCGGCTGCGCTTCGGTTTCGTCTCTGTCGTCATGTGATGTGCTCCCATCAACTCTACGGTTGTACCCTACAGCACCGCACCGCGCACCGTCAACACCGCGCACCACTGCACCACGACGCACCGCGGTGCGCGAGCATGTCGCAGTAAGGTCTCGAGTCGGCACACCGCACCGCCGAAAATTACACCACACCACCACCACGGCTCGGTGCACCACGAGGGGCACCCCTAAAGGGGTGTCCCCCCACCGTGGTGCATGCTGCGCCTGCCGCACCACTACACCACGGTGCACCACGGTGCATGGTGGTGCGTGGTGACAACCGCAGTGTTGATGCCCGCTCGTTACACAATTTTAATGCAGCAGCACTCAACTTTGCTGTTGACTGCTGGGTCTGTGGCCCGTACAAGGGGGCATCAGCAACGACCAACCGGAGACACCCAATGACCAAGACCAACCGCGCCGCCATTGTCGCCCACGTTGACGCCGAGCGCGTCCGCATCGCCCGTAACGGTGAGGTGCACGCTTACGGCGTCCTGCCCAACACCAACCAGACCGGCTGGTACTTCGCGGGATGGGCCGACGCCATCCTCGACGCCATTGCCGAGCGCGCCGTCTGACACCACACCAACCGGAGACACCGCCATGATCCTCGCAGCAGAATACACCAACGGCAGCAAGACCCGCCCCGCCAAGCTCGACATCGTCGAGATCGTCGGCGGCGAGCGCGTCAACCGCCGCACCCCCTTCAGCGTCTCTGGCAAGCGCGAGGCGCGCGACATCGCCAAGGCGCTGGGCGCCACCCCTTGGAACTTTTGAGAGGAGCACACCAGCATGATCCGCCCCACGCTCAACATCAACGGCAGCAGCGCGGACGACCTGATCCAGCCGCGCCGCGACGCCTACGACGCCTTGCAGGCCGCCATCAAGGCGCTGCAGCAGGTGACGCCCAACGGCCGGGACTACCCCGGCGACAACGACCGGTGCGTGGCCGATCGGCAGGCGCACTACGACCGCCTTGCGGCAATCACGGCCATCGCGACCGAGATCGTCGCCGAGGCCGTCCTCATCAAGGAGCAGATCAAATGAGCACGCAGCACACGCCCGGCCCGTGGTATGCCATCGGCCGCATGGTCGAGGTGGGCGACGACGACCACGCTGACATCTGCAGCACCAACCCTGACCAATTCGGGCAGGGGCACCTTGCGCCTCCGATCGAGGAGCAGCAGGCCAACGCCCGCCTGATCGCCGCCGCCCCCGAAATGCTCGCCATGCTGCAAGAGGTCGCCGACTACCTCGACCGTTACGCCGACGTGATCGACGGCGACGACGGCCAGCCCGAGGCGAACGAGGCCCTGCGCCTGCTGGCCTACGTGGACGACATCATCGCCGCTGCAAAATAGCTGTTGACAGCATGGGCCGCAGGCCCTAGTCTACGCACATCAGCAACGGGGCGCTGCCCCACGTCACGGAGACCGACCATGCAGATCGTCATCAACACCGACTACGACCTGACCCCCGCCGGCAAGCGCACCGCCCGCGTCGTGCAGACCTCGCGCGGTGGCCGCCAGCTTCGCTGGTACGTCGGCGGTCGGCTGTACTGGAAGGGCGCTCCGTCTGAGCACACTTCCGAGTGGCTCGCAGGCGAGGGCGCCGCCCACCACCTGCCGCAACCGTGGTCGGCGCTCTAACAGCGCCGCCACTCAACCAACCGGGGCACTGCCCCACGTCACGGAGACACGACATGTTCACGCACGACAACACCAACTATGTGTATACCACCGATGAGCTCGCCACGCTGAACGAGGCGCTTGCCGCCCGCATTGCAGACGGCGAGCGGGTCAAGGGCGCCGCTGACGCCATCAACAACCTGTGGTTCGACGGCGCAACCGTCGCCGACTTGATCTAAGGGGTACGCACCATGACCAACCGCCGCGCCGTCATCCACAATCGTCGCTTCTACTGGCAGTATGACGACGGGCGCCGTGCGCCTATCCACGTCACCGAGAAACTACTCGCGCAGATGCGCCAGTCGCAACATGTGCAGGTACAGGCCAAGGCTGCGCAGCGCGCCGTGGAGGAGGTCGACGCCCCGCCGCGTCGCACCAACCACCCACCACGGCCGCCCGGCACCGCGCCCACGTTGCCTGCCGCTGACCGCGACATCGGCGACCGGACGCTCAGCGAGCTGGCCCACGACCTCGGCTGGGGCTCAGTGGCGCGCTGCACGGCGGCGCTCAAGGAGCACCGGCCGACCGTCTATGAGGCTGCCCGCGCCAACGGCAAGGCGCGAGGCCGCGTCAACCTGAGACAAGGGCAACCGGCATGACCACAGTCGCAGGACGCTACACTTTTGAGGTGACACAGCCACCGGGCCGGCAGCCGCCGGTCGCGGGCGGCCAATGCACCAACCTTCCCGCCGCCATGCGCGAGGCTGGCCACTACCATCGCATCTACGCGCAGGACGGCAGAACGCGCGTCGAGGTGTATGAGGACAGGGGCGGCGGGCATCGGATTTTACATCTGATGTCCACCTCCGGGAGGGTGCAGCCATGACTAGACCCATCTACGAGAGCGACGCCGACCGCGGCAGACAAGCAGGCGTCGTGGCCAAGCTCGAGCAGGCATTTGGCTTGACGGCCACTGCGCCTCAAGACCGCTTCGCGCCATACGACGTGGTGTTCCGCTTCCGCCATCACCCTTGCGTCGTCGAGATCAAGGTGCGGCGCAACACGCGCAAGCGGTACCCGACGTACATGCTCAGCGAGGCCAAGTACCACGCCCTGTGCGCCATAGACGCGCAGGGCGCTAACGCTTTGCTGGCGGTGCAGTGGACGGATCAGCTCGGCGTCGTGCAGGTACCCGTCGAGCACACCGTGTCCACCGGCGGGCGCCATGACCGGGGCGACAGCCGCGATGTCGAGCGCGTGGTGCTGATATCGACCGACGTGTTCATCCGTGTGCCGGAGTGACTGACATGCCTGATCCGCTTCTGTTCTGGACAGTAGTCGCGCTGATCGTAGTGCCTAGCTACCTACTGATCACCGGCAAGTGACCCCACCGGCTTTGGCTACCTCGGCCAACGCCCGGCGCTTGCCCTCGCAGCATCCAGAACGGCATCAGCCCTCTCCTGTGCTGTCAGCAGCCGGAGCGGCAGCCCACGGCGCCTGCAGGGGCCACGCCACACCCTTCGGCCAGCGTAGGGCGACGAGGCCCTTGCGGTCGAACCGGCGCACGCTGACGGCGTTGCCTTGGTTGCCACCCAGAATATTGAAGCTGCCGTCGCGGTTGACGCTGTCGACGAAGCCAACATGCCCGCCGCCATCACGGCTGAACACGGCGATGGCGCCAAGCGGCGGCCGCGTGGCGACCATCGACAGCCCCTCGCCCCACGTCGCCCACGCCTTGGCACGGATGGCGATGGGCGGTGGCTTCAGGCCGGCCTGCGTAATGCAGTGCGCCGCGAACAGGCCGCACCACGGCACACTATCGGCACCGTAGGCTATGCCCAGCACGCGCGCACCGAGGCGGTTGCCCCAGCTCATGATCACCGGGTTATTGCCCGCGCCCGGCACCTCACGGGTGCCGATCAGGCTGTGCGCCTCAGTCATCCACCGCATCGCTCGCCTCCCTGCGCCGCAGCGCGTCATTATACTCCCGCTCGCGCCGGGCGACAATCGACGCAAACTGGGCGTAGACGTTCTCGACGGCGCGGCTCAGTGCGAGGTCGCGTGTCTCTATCGCGAGATGCAGATCCTCGAGTGCCTGACGTACCTCACTGTTTTTGTGCTCGGCCCTCACGATGTCGTCTCCTGCTCGGCTAGATATTCAGCATGATCGTCAATCACGACCTGCCCGCGCCACATCGCGCGACCCTCGATCACCTCGCAGATCTCTGGCGGCAGCAACCGCCCGTCCTGAAAGGTGAGCACGGCGAAGCCGGCGCAGGCGGGCGAGTAGCCGTTCTCGGCATACTCGAACTGCGGCCCGGTGGGCTCGGCCAGCGTACCTGTCTGTACACCCCAGCGGCGGCCGCGGTAGTCGCCCCACGGTTTCACCTCGAGGACGTGCGTGTGGCCCGTGACCATGTTGACCCCGGATTTTAGCGCGTTGTTGTAGGCGGCGTGCACGCCGTTCGCCTGCCTGTGCTTGACCATGACCGGGTGGCGGCTCTTGCGGTTTAGCCAGCACGACCATGTCAACTCCCATTCAGGGAATTGCTCCGCGAGGCGCAGGCCGGGCACCCCCTCGTATTGGTGCACTTGCGAGGCGAGGCGGCGCTCGAAGTTGGTCTCGTGGTTACCGACCGTGTAGATCGAGCGCACGCCCGTGCGCGCCGGCTTGGCCGCCATGCGCCAGCGGTG